TGAAATTTGGATGTGCAGATGCCGCCCGCGTAATGCCAGGCCGATCGTTTGAATAGGTTTTTTACTTCTGCGCGATGGATTTCGCGGGGAGCTCGCCGTTTCGGAGGATGCTTTCTACTGGCCAGCACTCAGCTGACACTCTCTGCTCTGTAGCTGCCTGGCTGCATTCTTGCTGGCTGTCGTAAACGCCGAGAATGACATCCTGATAATCACCGTTTGTCATTGCCACGGTCAGGACGAGCGCGAATAAAGTTTCCATCAGTGAAGAGTCCTCCCGATGGCGACGGCGTAAAGACGCTTTGCTTCTTCCCACGCCGGAGCATTGCGATGGAGCACCGCGAACGAAGCGAGTCGTTGGGCCTCTCTGATCTGCTGCTGGTTTACCATGATTTCCTCTTGGCCTTATCGCGGCGAACGGAACGGTTAATACAAGACTTCAACGCATTTATTCAGTGTTTCAATGGGCGATGGATGGCCGCCGGTTGTCATAACTAAGCCGCCTCGGTGAAGCGACTGAGGTATGAAAAAAACCGCCGTAGCGGGTCTTCAGAAATAGTCTTTGTGGTCGTGCATCGCTCGCTGGAGGATCACCTTTGCATCTTCAAAGTTGGCAGATTCAAAAGCCTCTCTTATGGCCTTAGCCAGGCAAGTTGCATCGAATTCATAGTCGTCAGCTCTGCTTTCCCAGTTTGATGCCTCTTCTTCAGCCTCATAAAGGCGATCGCCATACTCGCACTCGAGCTCCTGGCGCACTTCATCACGAAGCTTCTCCTTGATGATTTCGGAGGCTTCTTCAATCGGCATTGTTTCCAGAATCGTCTCTGGCTGATGAGTGCCGTATTTCAGTGAGATGTCAGTAGCAAACATGCAACCTCCAAAAAAATGCCCGCGCGCTGGCGGGCCAAGAAGACTTTTCCAATCCAACCAGAACAGGATCATCGTCTCCTGTGCGGTTGAGATGGCAGTATTACCATCACCAAGCATCGGCGCCCGGTGCTTGAGGTTGGCTCTGTCGTTACCCGCAAAAAAGGCCGCCTAAGCGACCTCTGGTTAATTCGATACAACAACTCCCTGATACCATTTCTGGAAAATTACCTTCCTAACCTTTATGGTTCCCAATCGGTAATTATCTCCAAACAGGCTGATACCAAAGAATTCATTCCAGCCTATATTCCGTTTAGAAACAGTCATCAATTTCCCCTCATGCTCGACCGTGTCTCCCGGCTTTATTTGTGAGATGTGACACTCAACTATGCGCATATAGCCTCACCTCAATAAGTTGTTATCCCCACCAGGAACCATTTTCATCTATCCATTCACACCATTGGTCAACCGTCCATTTAGATGAATCGGCATCAGGAACGCGGCATGAGTAAAGCCCCTCTCTGTAAAGTCGGCGCTTAGTTTTTTTCAGCATATTGCCCTCAATAAGTTGCCATTAACGCGAAATGTTTTGGCGATTGGATGGCCGGTGCTGATCTCCGGCTTGCTGAGTTCTCACTCAATCTCATGGTGTCGGCTATGCCGTCTTTACGCTTTCGCACCGTAGCGCATCAGCCTGCGCATTCATCCAATCCCAAAACATTCCAGTTAGTGCCGGGGTATTTATCCGCGCCCGGCGCGCGCTTTCCCGCTATTCCCCAACAGCAAGAAATCGCTTACTCTTTAATCTCCCCAACAGTAGAAAGGATATATTCATGCAAACCATGCGGACCGTGTGCCCTGACTGCGGAAGTGAGATGTTCAACCAGCCCGATGATTTTGACTTTGAGACAAATTTCACCGGCGTCAGTTGTGCTGACTGTGGTCGCGAAATCACTAAGGACGATGTTGTCAATCAGGCCACGGACACGGTCAAAAAACAGATCGACGACATGCTCAGGAATTCCCTGAAAGGAACTGGCTGGAAGTTCAAGTAGCTTTAAAAGCTCCCCGGTCTGAGTAAGCACCTCGCTGGCGTCTACGTTAAGCAGTAGTGGCGCCGTTTTTTTATCTGCCATACACACCCCTCTGTTTGTTTACCGTCAGCCCCTCGCAAAGAGCTGCTGGTAAAGCTTCCCCGGTGTTCGGGAACTGAGCAGCAAACCATTCCGGTGCGGAGTCCTCTTCGTGTGCTATACCCGCCACGCGTTACACACCTGCCTCAATCCCATTGGGCGCCATTTCAATTTGCCAGGAGCGCTCCGGGTGATTTGCTGCTTGACTGAATTCTTAATGAGCAGGCGACTTGCTGTCCGCCGCTGGCTAACTTCGCTCAGCTGTCGATGTTTCGTTTCGATGGGATGAATATACAAAACGTATTCTTATCATGCAATACGAAATGTATATTTATGGGGTGAGATTGTGATAACAAATTGTATTCTAAGGTGATTTATTTTTGTAAATACCAGTGCTACGCTTAAAAAAACAGCAGGAGGGATGTGCATGGTTCTGGATGAAGAGCGTATAAGCATGAAAATTCAGGCGATGGGGCGGGCGGTGATGGAATTGTCACTGGCTGATTTACCTATGACCCAGCAAAACATCATCGACAAGCTGAAGCAGTACCGGAAGGAAACAGGAAACGTGATAGGGAAGGGAGTGAACAGGGATGCGGCGGAGATAGTCAGGAAAGGTAGTAAAGCTGTGAAGTAGGCACAAAAAACCCGGCTCAATGGCCGGGCCTACTTTTAGCTGGCGTTCTCACAACCAGGTTGACCGCGGTCGATCACTTCAGTGCCTTCGATAACAAATCCGAATTTACCAAACAGGAAGGAGTGGTTGAACTGGGTAACAACTACATCAGAAAGAGCAACAGAGCATTTGTTCTTCTCAATTGCACGATCGATAGCCGTTTTTACATTTGGGATGCCCAGAGGGAAAATCACGACTGGGGCTGAGTCTTCTGCGGTTACGCGAGCGCCTTTGACGAAATTGTTTGAGTTAAGATTGTAGTTTTTAGTGCTAGCCACAGTCAGATCAGCTACACGTGAGCTACACCCAGCTAACATCATTACCCCAAGAGCTAAAGCCAAAACCTTTTTCATTTTTTGTTTCCTTTGATTGCAATCGGAAATATCTTAACATAAAGCTAGGGATTTGGAGATCACCTGTTCTAAGGGCTTTCAGGCATTAAAAAACCCGGCGCGGTGGCTGGGCTTAATAGACTAACGCTTATTCCTTTGGTGCTTCTTTGCTGCATCAACTTGGGTGCTTCCATACTCGCGCTTGCCGCTATTACTCTTACCCCTGGCCTTCCCTTTTTTGCGGTCTTCCCACCATTCAGGGGCTGGGTTGGGCTCAGCATGCAAAGCGTCGGCAAGGCCTGATATCAAACTATATGATTGGACCCCATCAATGTGTTCCGACAAAGAAGGCGTAACATTCTGCCTGAGTGGATCGAGAATGAAGTCAATCCCTTTAATCCTGGCGTGTTTAGCTGCAGGTACAAAATCTGAATCGCCAGCGACTAGTACAATAACATCAACAAGTTTTTCATAAGCCAGAGTGGTTATGTCCATTCCAAGCTTGATGTCCACCTGTTTTTGCTTAATGTCATAGTAAAAGTCATCATTAGTCAGTTGATCCCATTTCTTCGTCCCTTTCATAAGCGCGTCAAGGGAGAAAGTTGTCAACTGCCAGCGCTTATTATCAACGAGATGACCAAGCCTTAAGGCTGTTTTCCGAGTTTTTCTTAATTCTTCATGCAGCTCGGTTCTCAAAATATAAGATTTCTCAAGCTTAAAGTTTTTGCGGCCAGTCGTCTTGTTGCCCGGGTCTGGAAGCGGGAGGCGGGTTTGAATGTCTAAAGGTGGGCAGTCATAAAAGTAAATTCTATAAAGTTCAAGAGGATCTCTCCGTTCTTGAGATTGCCGCTTTCCGTTTAAATGGGAAAGAACCATAGACCATATGACTTTCATGATGCACTGCGCTGTAAGCTCATGTTCAGCAAAGTGCTTACGATGCGTCGAGTGCACCCTTTGCATGAAAAATCCTGCATCAATTAAAATTGCTGCCTTCTTCATAAAAATCCCAAAAAAATAGCCCAGAGCCGTTATGCAGATATTAACAATTGTCTGCGAACGGGGCTGGGCTTGGTTTGATAAATCTATGCCAAGTTAACTAGGCCGTCAACACAAAATTGTATATTTTACTATTTGTCACCCATAGAGGGATGACCATCTACCAACTATACGCCGATCAGAACACCTTGCCGATCAGACCAGCCGCAGCTTCGTCTCTACAGCAACCCCAATAATCCTGCAATTCCCGTTGATCGGCACGAGCGGCCATTGCGGGTTGAGGCCCTTCAGGTACTTCTGCGCACCGTCGATCACTAACTTCTTAAATGTTGCCTCGTTCGAATCGGATAGCTTTGCTATTACCAGACTGCCGTTGATTGCTTCCCGCCCAGTATCAAAGAGGACAAAGGTTCCTTCAGGAATGCTCAGTCCCGCTGGAGCAGTCATGGAGTCTCCATCAACCTGAAGCCAAAACGCGTCCCCCTGGATGTGAGCATTAGACTCAAGCCAGAGATCTATATCTTTTAGGGTGTATGGCTCAACCGCTTCGCACCAAGAACCAGCCTGGACACTGCTGATTACTGGATACTTGTTACCAGGGTTGTAGGGGCCAGCGTACTCCACATCACCCTTAAGCGTGTCATCAATGATCAAGCCGCCCGCTCCTACGGAAAAATTCTTTTTGCCAAGGAACTGCAATATTTTTGCGATTTCGGAAAGGCTTGGCTCACGTCGAGCGTTCAGCCAATGACTTACCGCACCTTTAGTAATACCGAGGTGCTCCGCCAGCTGTTCCTGGTTGATGCCCTGACTTTTCATCAGGGTCTTAGCTAAGTCGTACCATTTCATAGTCATACCCGAATGATACAAGTTGTATATATTTGCGCGAGACACAATTCGTATATTTTACTTGCGAACAAAGAATACAAAACGTATATTTAAGTTGTTTAAAGGAGACCCGACATGAACAACATCCGAAAAATCCGCAGAAACATCGGCTTGACTCAGCGCCAGATGGCGGAAGAGCTAAACCTGACGACAGGCGCGGTATGCCATTACGAAAAAAATAAACGCAGCTTAAGCCTGGAGCAGTGCCGGGCGATTGTTGCAGCTCTGAATAAGCATGGCGCTTCAGTAAGCGTTGATGACGTTTTTCCACCAATCAACAGCAACGCCGCCTGACCGGCGGCCCTAACCACGAAAGGGAAAGCAATGCATTCACTTGCGTATCAACAGAGTACCGGACTTGAACAACGTCCGTTGATTTCGATTTATCAAAGTGTTCCGCGTAATAACCGTAAGCTAACTCGAATACGGGAGGCAGTTAAGGCCTGGCAAAAAGCTACGCCGGGCCAGTCTCAGGTTCACATTTCTCAGCTGGTTGCGAAAGAGTGGCTGGCGCGCGGCGGGAAGGGGTTGTTACTGGCAGGCTCTGAACACAACACGAAGCAGAACTTCTTCCGGATGATTAACGATCCGGGCCCGAAGAACGACAAGGGGTTGATGCTACTTATCCCCGTCATTATCGACGTGATGGCGCGGGATAACGAGAAAGTGGCGAGAGAGTTCGGTCTGGTCGCAAAGACTGAGGCCGAACTGATAGCCGAGGCCATGAAAGAGTGCACTGAAGCGCATCAGGCGAAGTTACTTGGTCAGCCGATACAACGCCTTGAGAAAGAGGTGAGAGAAGCTGCTGAAGCACTGCTGCGCTTCCTGCCAACCGAATCAATCGCTGCGGTGGTGACAAGTCTGGCCGCTATGGCGCCGGGAGTTATGTGATGGGAAGTATCAAAAATGGCGAAAGCCAGTCTGCGCGAACAGAACTGGCCTTCAAATGCAAATCGTGTGCACTCATTGCAGGAGGAATAATGGCAAAAAAACCACGCTATTTCCATACCGCTGTACATAAAAACATTACCCGTGACCGCTTTGTCCGTTCCGTTAACCCGGAAGTGGCCGAAAAGATGCGCGCCATCCTGGAAGAACTGAAACGCAAGGAGAGTGGTCGTGGATAACCTCGCAAAAGTAATACCTTTCAGACCGTCTGTAACGGTCGTGGAGCGTCAGGTGGCAGATATCGATGATGGGTATACCCGCATCGCTAACGAGCTGCTGGAAGCGGTTATGGCTGCTGATTTAACGGCTCGCCAGCTGAAGGTCGTTCTGGCGGTGATCCGCAAAACTTACGGGTTCGGGAAAAAGTTTGACCGCATTACCAATACCCAGATTGCAGCAATGACCGGCATTCACCATACGCATGTCTGCAAGGCCAAGAACGAGATGATTGCAATGAACATCATCGTTACCAACGGCCTGGCGATCGGGGTGAATAAGGTGATTTCTGACTGGAATTTCAACATTAGCCAAAATAGCAAATCATTAGCCGAAACAGCTAATGAAACATTAGCCAAGTCAGCTAATACCCATAAGCCAACTCAGCTAAACACAAAAGAAACTATTCAAAAGAAAGAAAGAAAAGATCCCCCTAAATCCCCCCAGGGGGAAAACTCACTCGCTCAGGAGGTGATGGATTACTTCAATGAGCTAACGGGTAGTCGTTGTGCTGCGCTGGCACCTTTTGAGAAAGCTCTCTCCACAGTGAAGAGCAAAGACCAGTGCTACACCGCTGAAGAGCTGAAGCTGGTTATCCGCTGGGCCCATGTGAACTGGGGTCACAGCTTCAAGCCAGAGAACCTGTGCCGTATGACCCGATTTGATGGATACCTGTCAGACGCCCTGATATGGGCGGATGGTCAGGGAAGCAATCCGGCAGCCTGTCCGCACGAAGAGATCATCAAGCTCTGGAATGAAAAATTCCCGTCTAAGGCTGTTTCTCTGCATGAGTGGAACCGCCGCCGTCCGGCCTATCGAGACCTGGAAGCTGTGTGGAACGGCAAAACCACCCAGGGCAACTGGCGAGAACTGAAGCACATGGGCATGGCCTTCGAGCTGATTAGCAAGTCTTCCCTGTTCGGCACCAGAGGCGATCAGCCATGGCTGACTCTCGACTGGATACTGAATCCGAAGAACTGGGGATCTGTCTACGAGCAGGCCATCAACGAGCACCGTGAGCGCAAGGGAGTCAAAGCATGAGCCATTTTATTGATTTATACGTTGAGCAGGCCGTCATTGGCGGAATAATGCTCGCAGCTGGCCGCACAGACGGCGTTGACATGGCGACTGACGCGATTGAGGGGCTGACTGAGGACCACTTCACAGCAACGCCTCACAAGGTGGCTCTGCGGTCCTATAAGCGCCTTAACGAATCCGGGGAGAAGATAGACCTGCTGACACTGACCAGCGACCTTGAGCGCCTTGGAGCGCTGGAGAGTGCGGGCGGATTCGCTTACCTGGCTGAATGCAGCAAGAACACACCGTCGTTCGCGAACCTTGCCTCGTACTGCGAAAAGTTGCGGGAAATGCATCTCGGCCGCCGGATGACCCTGGCGCTACAGGTAGGGATCCAGAAGCTGTCCGAACCATCCAGTGAGGGTATCGCTGAAATCATCGGCAACATTCAGGCTGATATCTCCAGCATTGAGCACAGTGCTGACTATGGCACCGAGCACATCACTACCGGGATCGACATGTCTTTAGAGACCATCCAGTCGATTATTAGCGGCGATATCTGGAAGCACAAAACCGAGCTGGGCATGGCGACCATCGACAGCGCATTCGGCGGGTTCAACAACACCGATTTTATCGTCGTTGGCGGACGTCCTGGTATGGGGAAAACCATGTTTAGCACCACAGTGACAGAAACCGTAGGCCTGAAAAACAAAAAGCCGGTGCTGTTCTTCAGTCTCGAAATGCCAGTGGAACAAATCTCGGAGCGAGTCGCTTTCCACCGGGCGCGGGTAAGCAAAGAAGATCTGCTGAGCAAAGTTAGCGGGAAAATGGACGAGGCATGGGGGAAGGTTAGTCACTGCATGAAGGAGTTCATCGACTCTCCGATCTACATCAATGACAAGCCATCCCTAAGCGTTCACCAGGTGCGTGCGGAAGCGCGGCGTATGAGTAAGAAGCTGGGCGGACTAGGCGTGGTAATCGTCGATTATCTCCAGAAGATGCGCATGTCTGACCCTGAGAACATGAACCGCAGCGTAGGTGAGATCGCCACCGGCCTGAAGAACCTGGCGAAAGAGTTGCGTTGCCCGGTCATCGCACTGGCTCAGCTGAACCGAAACCTGGAGCAGCGCGCTAATAAGCGTCCCGTTGCGGCAGACCTGCGAGAGTCTGGCGTTATTGAGCAGGAGGCAGATGTGATCTTCATGGTGTATCGGGATGAGAAGTACAACGAAAAAACCGAACTGAAAGGCATCACCGAAATCATCTGTGTGAAGTCCCGCCATGCGCCGGGGGCAGAAAAGACCTACCACTTCAGCAGCCGCTACTCCGGCCTGGACCCGGTAGATTTCACCTACAGCGGCCAGATGCAACAGGAGGCTGACTATGAGTGCTAAGACGATGAAAGGCAAACAGGCAATTCTGCGTTATCTCGAAACGCACCGGACCTTTACCGCAAAGGATGTGGCCACAGAATGCGGCATGACCATCAACTGCATCACGAAGAACGCTATCGATCTGGAGCGGGCCCGGAAGATTGTGCGCGTGAGCAAGGTCTGGCGAACGGTGACTTATAGCCTGGCGACGCCGGAAGAGCAGGACGGCACCGCGCGCAGCTGCACCAACGGAATATTTCAGGAGTGCCGCAACAGCGCGGCTATGAAGCGAATTTTAAGCGTATACGGGGTGAGAGCATGAAACCAACCTATGAAGAGTTAGAGCAGAAGCTTGCAGAGTCTCAGCGCGAGTTCCGTGCTGCTGATGCGACTATCGAGAATCTGCAGATGAAGCTTGAGAAGCTTTCTTCGGAGAATGCGGGGCTGAAGAAATTCTGCAAAGACGCTGCCTTCGATGCTGATTACGAAGCTGAATTAGGCATGGAGCGCGGCGGATTCACTGATGCGCTTAACAACATAAAAACCCCGGCCACCGACGCTTTCCTGGCTGAAGTGCGGGCTCAGGGTGTGGAGATGTTCGCCAAAGAGATGCATGCAGATATCAGCGGTGATGATGCCCGCGAGTTCGCCGCCCAGCCTCGCAAAGGAGGTGCAACCGAAGAGAAGCAATCATTTCTCAGTGATGAAGATTGCCAGGCATTCGTCAAAGCATTCACGAAAGGGGCTGCCCAATGAGCAACATCGACAAACGTCCTTTCCGCGCTGATGGCGGTGATATCAGCACTGGTCGACTCAGAGAGATTGCTGACAATCCTTATGGCGACGAAGAGAAATGCTGGCTGGCTAAGCGCGTGCTGGCGCAGGTGGATGAGCTGGAAGCCGCAGAGAAGCGGATTGCTGAGCTATCACACCACCTGCAATGCGCGCACGCCTTTGTCGAGCATACAGAGGCGTTTGGCCACGAAGCATCAAACGGGATTCTGTGTTGTGGTGACGCGCAGTGGAACATTGATGCGTCTAAGTTGGTGCTGGCCGCATCCGGCAAAGGAGAGGCATCATGAGCACTATTACCAAAGACCATGCGCAGAAAATAATTGAAGCAGCGGATGAGGTTATTACCGCACTGGCCGGAACAAACGAGGATGTTCATCCCGAAAGCGACAACATGCTCCATCTGTGGGATGACCTGAATGACCGTTACGCACCGCCGGAAGTTGTGCGAGAGCTGGCGCGTATCGCGCTGGCATCGCTCGAAGCGGAGGGGGGGTTAAGTAACTTAGTCGCGTCTCAGGAATCTCTGGGCGGAGATTTTGAGAAGGTACTAGCTGAGAATATCGAAGAGCTTTACGTACCAGGCATCTCTGTCCCGCCAGCGCCGGTATCTGTGCCTGATGAGCGGGCAGCATTCAATTCCTGGAACAACGATACAGATTGCCCTCTTGCTGGCCGCGATGTCAAAACTGCCGCCTGGCTGGCATGGAGTCGCCGCGCCGCCATGCTTCAGGGGGCCGAACGTGTAACGACGGCTTACAAGTTGCCAGAGGGTTGGGTGATGGTGCCGATGAAGTTGACGGCAGAGAACGGCGCTAAGGGAGCGCTATTGGGTGAATTCTCAGAAACCAAGTTCATAAACTGCCCAGAGTGCTTTGGTGATGATGAGTGCGACACATGTGACGGTAGCGGAAGAATTGAAACCAAAGTTCCAGTCAGCTGGACCAATATCAAAGCTATTTGGGCTAAAGGTGTAGAGCATTTCTCAGCAGCACCGCAGCAGGAGGTGAAGTGATGGGAAAGCTAACTTTCGTCATTGAATTCGAAGACGGCAAGGAGCCGCCAGCACATGCCCACATGGAAGCTTTGGGCGGGAAGGTTGTAGCGGTCGCGTTCCGGGATGCATTGAGCGAGGGTAATCCTACGCAGACGATCACTACCCATCCTCAGGTGCTTAGTGAGATGCGGTGCTTTATCTGCAATGGTAAGCATCCTATCGGTGTCGCCTGCCAACTCAGTTCGCCATCAGTGGTATCGCATAATACCTGACCCATTCGACGCATAACAAACAGGCCTCTTCGGAGGCCTTTCTCTTGAGTTGATTTTGTTGAATCAACCGTCCATACTTTCTTTGCTGATGGCCTGAACACCCATTGGTGACTTCTGCGCATTTAAGGGGACTTAAATGCGACCACAATCTGAACTCCTCACCTTGTCACAGATGCAGAAATGCACCTGCGATTTTCTGCATTCTGCGTTACCTCTCGGAGGTGGCGTATGAGTATCAAATTCTACCTACGTGATGAGCAGGTTCGCCGCAACCTCATCGACTACATCAACAAGCAGCCTGTAAACGCAGATTTCCCGCTCGTGGTGAGTTTTGCCGACCCTAAGCGCACTCTTCCTCAGAATTCACTGTTCCACGCGCTTTGCGGCGATCTGGCAAAGCATCGCATTCAGTGGGCTGGCTCTGCGTGGTCGCTTCCGTCGTGGAAATCAATTTTGGTTTCCGGTCACTCCATTGCCACTGGCGGGCAGGGGAAGGTTATTGCCGGACTTGAGGGAGAATTGGTGGCAATTCGCGAAAGCACCTCATCGATGGGGATCAAAAGGATGAACAGCCTGATTGAGTACACCCAGGCTTTCGCCGTCAGCCAGAACATCCAACTTCGCGATGTCCGTTATCGTGGCGATTACTTTGGGAGGCTTGCATGAATAACCCTCTCGCACGCGTCATCACAAACGAAATCTTCCGCGTTCCGGCGCGCCGCCAGCGCAAGGCCGCGGTTAAGCCGTCCGACATCCCGACCTTGAAAGGCTACACCGCCCGTCTGGTGGATCAGAAATGGCTGCGTCTCGCGGCGAGGAGAAAATCCGCATGAGCATGTATCAACGCATTAATGGCGCTGACTGGCGCAATATCTTCGTTGTCGGCGATCTGCATGGGTGCTACACCCTGCTGATGAATGAGCTCGAAAAAGTTTCTTTCGACCCTGCGTGCGATTTGCTGATTTCGGTTGGAGACCTTGTTGACCGCGGCGCGGAAAACGTCGAGTGCCTGGAACTGATTACTATGCCGTGGTTCCGGGCTGTGCGCGGAAACCATGAGCAGATGATGATTGATGGACTATCGGAGTATGGGAGCGTCAATCACTGGCTGGTAAATGGTGGCGGCTGGTTCTTCAATCTCGACTATGACAAAGAAGTGCTGTCTAAGGCTCTGGTTCACAAGGCAGCTGAGTTACCACTCATCATCGAGTTGGTTACCTCCGATCGGAAAATCGTAATTTGCCACGCTGACTACCCGCACAACGAATATGAATTTGATAAGCCAGTGCCGAAAGACATGGTCATCTGGAATCGTGAGCGGGTTAGCGACGCTCAGGACGGCATTGTATCGCCGATAGTCGGTGCTGATCTGTTTATCTTCGGCCACACCCCAGCGCGCCAGCCCCTGAAATATGCAAACCAGATGTACATCGATACCGGCGCTGTGTTCTGCGTAAACCTCACACTGGTACAGGTTCAAGGTGGCGCCCATGCGTAAACCATCCCGCCGTAAGTGCAAAGTATGTGGTGAATACTTCGTGCCGAAATTCCACGACATCAGGATCCGCTGGTGCTGCCCGGAACACGGCGCAATCCTCGCAATGGAAGAACGCGAGAAGGAGAAGGTGAAAGCCGCCG